AGCAGGCCGAAGGCAAGCAGGCTCGCGCGTCGATCGAAGTGCGGAAGTTCGAGCAGACGGGTCGGGTGTTCTTCGATCTGTCGGCCTTGGAAGTGCTGAAGTAACGGCAGAGGGAGGAAGGCCGGTGGATCTGACGATTATTCTGGTCGCGATCTTCTTACTGGCCTTCCTCACCGGTCTTGGAGTTGGACGGTTGTGAAGCTGCTCTCACTTACCAGTTATCTCTCGCTGATCTGGGCCCTTCTGGTCTCGTTCTGCCTGACGCCGGCTGAATCTCTCGCCCAAACCGCGACGCAGTATTCGAGGGTAATCGCCCAAGCCGAACGTATTGCCTATCTCGCGGCGCAACGCTCAGCCTTGGCGAATCAGGTCGCGACGGCCGCGCTCGCCCTCTCGGCTACCTCGATGGCCGTGCGCATGGTCGCAGGTCCTGTGGGATGGGCGGCCCTCGGGGTCAGTGCGGGTTTGGTCCTGGCTCAGATGTATTACACACAGAGCGACCTCGCGGCGGTCAAAACGGCGGCCTCGACTCCTGGGGGTTGGCAGGTCGCCAGCACAAATGCGGGCGTCCAGACATTTCCCGGTTTTGGCACGAACACGCCGGGCAATCCCGCCTATCCCAATGCGACCATTCAGTTCAGCGCGACGAATGTCCCGCTGTGCGCGGTGGATACCGAGTATCAACATGATTGGGTCGTGGGACCGTTTCAGAGTCTCAGCACCGCCGTCTTTTTTACCGGGAACTTTTTTGTGAATGGTCCTGCGGTCGGCGGCTACACCCTGTACGTCTGCCATCGCAAGGGCATTCCTGGTTCCACCTCACCGATTCAAGATGCCTTGATTCCACCGACGCAGCAGCAGGTAGCCAACTTTGTCAGTGGGCTCCCGGCCAGCGATCCGAAGTCCGTCGAGGCTCACACGAATCCTGTTGGCACCAATGGCACGACACAGCCGGCCGATACGACGATTTCCCAGGCCGTGACACCGACCGAAATGCCGACGACGGTCAAGCCGAAGCCTGTCCCGGCCGGCGATATCGTCGTAGTGGACACGGTCCCGCCTCCGGCGAGTACGCCGCAGCAGAACACACAACAGCAGACGACCACCACAACCACCACGACGACGCAAAATCCCGATGGCTCGACCACGCAGCACGAAGAGACCCAAGCGACGACCTCCTGTGCTGTGGGATCTCACCAGAGCCAAACCTTTGGGACAGTCCTTCAAGCGCATCAAACCATCTGGGCCACGAGTGGGTTATTGGGCACATTGAATCTCTTGAAGTCGCTGACCTGGCCCTCGACCTTGCCGATCATTGCGCTGCCGTCAGCCTTTTTCGGCAGCCAGCAAGTCGATTTCAACCAATGGGCCTGGTTCTTCACGGTCCTCCGAACATTAGTCATTGCCACGGCTTCGATTGCTGCGTATCGCATCATCTTTGTCGGAGGAGTCCAGACGACATGACGGCCATTCTGACCCTCATTTATTGCTGGCTGCAGGAGTTCTTCTTTTCGCTCACGGATTGGGGGCTGGGCATCTGGGATTCTCTGCTTTCCGTGGCGGACAGCACGCTCGCCACCATTGGGACCGCAGGTCTCACCCTGCCGGTAATTCCCGATCAGTATGCGTGGGTGCTGGGCGCAACCGGTATGAGTCAGGCGCTGGCCATCGTGGCGAGCGCCATGGGCACTCGATTCATACTCCAGACCATTCCGTTTGTCCGGTGGGGCTCATGAACCAACTGGTGATGGGGTGGGCCTATGCCTGGACGGTGATTTTGGCGCTGTGGATCTGGGTCTATCTCAGGAGTCTTCGATGATTGAACTGTATGAAGGGGTACCAGGATCAGGGAAGTCCTATCACGCGATCTGCGAGAAGTTTCTGCCCTGGGTGAAACAGGGCCGGCGGCTGTATATCGCGGTCGATGGGATCTATCTGGATCGGCTGTCGCTCTTTACTGGCATCGAGGTCGAAATCCTCGAACAACAGATCACGCTCTGGAAAGATTCCGTCGAAGTCCTCCAGGCCTTTCCCCATGTCGAGCCGGGCTCAGCGGTCATCATTGACGAAGCCCAGACCGTCTTTCGGTCCATGCAGAAGGTGGAGCCGGGACTCCTGCGCTGGCTCGAAACTCATCGGCACTATGGCGTGGACATTCTGCTCATGAGCCAGGACTTCCGGCAGATGTCGCAAGGCGTCACGCGACTCATCGAAGCCACAGTGAAGTTTCGTAAGCTCAGCTTTGTCGGGCTCTCCCAAAAGTATCAGGGTAAGGTGCGCGGGAACCCCGAAGACCATGAGGTCATCCGGGCCTTCGTCGGCACCTACTCGCCGGCGATCTATGCCTACTATTCGAGCTATGCGTCGGCAGCCATCCGAGAAGAGAAGCGCAGCCATACTGTCTTCAAATCTGCACGCGTTGCCATTGGCATAGCGGCGGGTCTCTTTGCCCTCGGTCTCATGGTGTGGCGTCCCTGGTCATCCTTGAGTGCGAACAAGCCGACTTCGGCCGCTGGATCAACGGCTGTCCCAACCACCACCATCGGCGCACCAGTCTCCGGGTCGGCCAGTCTACTAAACCCATTGGGCATGTCTCCTGCGGCACCAGCGGCTCCGCCTGTACCGAAGCGACCCGTTCGAATCCTTGGCGGCGCCGGAATGAGCAAGGACCGTCAAGGCTGGCGCTATCTCCTCGACAGTGGCGAGATCCTGACGGCGGCGCAGATTACCGGGCGGTATGGGCTCATGGTCTCTGAAATCTATGAGGAGGGCTCGATGCGGCTGATTGGCGAAGGAGTGTTCTATGGACCTGCCGGCGATTGAGACCATGACGTATTTCACAGCGATTTTCTGGCTCGGCGGTTTTGCCGTGGGCCTGATCATCAAACTGATTCTGCCTCAGAGCCACTGAGGCGCTCGACCGTCGGCGAGGAGTCCGGCGGCGTAGGTGGACGTGACCACCACCAGCACAAGGAGGTGCCGTATGAAGGGATGGGGTTGGGTGAAAGGGCTCGGAGGGCTGCTCATGGCGTTCGTATTTGCCTTGGGTGTCCCCGCGCTGTCGCAAGCGCAGTTGTTTCCGGTGTCGGCGGATGTGGCCACGGTGCGGGCCGATCTGCTCTTGTGGGCCACGGCCTTGATTGGCGTGGCGTTGGCGATCTACGCCTTTAAGCGCGTTCGCGCAATTGTGGGCTAGGAAAGCCCATCGAGGCAGGCTGGCTGCAGCCTGCCTCTTTTTCATCCAAAGAATAGAACACGTGAGGGATATGACGAAGGAGAGGGAGCATGACGGCTCAACAGATTCAGACCATCGGCAATGCGCTCGCGACCGATCTGGTCGCCTGGGGAACGGCGGCGATTGGTCTCGCGCTGGTGGCCGCTGGGGCCGCCTGGGTGTTGCGGCTCCTGCGCTAAGCGCCGAGCCAGCCCTGGTCGGCAAAGCTGTAGTAGCGTTCGTCGGCCAAAATCAGATGATCGAGGAGGGTAATGCCGA